CGAACGTCATCGACCCGCAGACCATCCGCGTGCTCGTGGCCCCGATGAAGGCCGCCGAGATCGCGGGTGGCGAGGCCAAGAAGGGCGACTGGACCACCGACAGCATCCAGTTCCCGACGGCCGAGGCCACGGGCGAGGTCGCCAGCTACGGCGACTACGACAATAACGGCAGCACCGGCGCCAACTTCAACTGGGTTCCGCGCCAGAGCTACGCTTTCCAGACGATCACCCAGTGGGGTGAGCGTGAGGCGGAGCGTTTCGGTGCGGCGCGCATCAACTACGCGGCCGAGCTCAACAACTCGTCGGCCCTGGTCCTGGCGAAGTTCCTGAACCGGTCCTACTTCTTCGGGGTGGCCGGGCTGCAGAACTATGGCCTGCTGAACGACCCGAGCCTGTCCACGCCTCTGACGCCGGCGACCAAGGCCGCGGGCGGTATGGGCTGGGTGAACGCGACGCCGACGGAGGTCAACACCGACATCCAGTCGCTGTATTCCAAGCTGCAGAGCCAGATGGGTGGCCTGGTCGATCTGGACGCCCCGATGACGCTGGCGATGTCGCCGGGCAGCGAGGTGTACCTGCTGAACACCAATAGCTTCGGCGTGTCGGTGCGCGACCTGCTGCGCAAGAACTTCCCGAACCTGAAGATCAAGACGGCGCCGGAATACGCGACCGTCGGCGGCAACCTGGTGCAGCTCTTCCTCGACGAATACGACGGCGTGCAGACCGCCATCGTCGCCTTCACCGAGAAGCTGCGCGCGCACCCGGTCATCCCGGACCTGTCGTCCTGGAAGCAGAAGAAGAGCGCGGGCACCTGGGGGGCGATCATCCGCCGTCCCGTCGCCGTCGCTCAGATGCTGGGGGTGTGAGTATGGCATCCAGCGAAACCGTCACCGTGGGGTGCAAGCTGCCCCACGGCCTGCTGATCCGCCTGGGCGACCTCGAAGAGGCCATGGTGGACGGGAAGCAGGTCAAGATGTTCCGTCCTTCCGGGCGAGAGATCGAGCTCAAGGGCGGCAACGCCGCGGGCGCGATCGGTGGCTACGGCCTGACCCATGGCGTGGACGCCGATGCCTGGCGTGGCTGGGACGAGGCGCACAAGGACTTCGCCCCTCTGGCGCGCGGTCTGATCTTCGAGGTCAAGCGCCCGGCCGACGCTGCCGCGACTGCTGCCGAGCGCAAGAATGTGAAGTCCGGCTTCGAGGGCATCGACCCCGAAAAGCCCGGCCCGAAGGTCGAGAAGCGCGAGGACTGACCAATGGCCGTCGTTTCCTTCGACTACGCGGCGTGGCTGGCCCGGTTTCCGGAGTTCAGCGCCGTGCCGGAGCCGACGGCCACGGACTACTTCGATGAAGCCGGCCTGTACGTGAACAACACGGATGGCAGCTACGTCACCGACCTCGGCGTGCGGCGCAGGCTGCTGTTCCTGGTCACCGCTCATCTGGCGGCACTCTACTCGGGCGTCGGTGGCCAGCCGGCTTCTCCCCTGGTGGGCCGGGTGACGAACGCCACGGAGGGTTCCGTGAGCGTGGGCGTGGATGCCGGACCGGTGACCGCGTCGCAGGCCTGGTGGATGCAGACCAAGTATGGCGCTGCCTTCTGGCAGGCCAGCCTGCGGTTCCGCACCATGCGCTATGTGCCGGCGCCGCAGTATGGGAGGTGCTGGTGAACGCGCTCTCTGGCGGTGCCCGGCTGCAAGCCAAGTTGGCTGAGCTATCGCAGCAGGTCAGCAAGAAGGCCGAGCTGCGGGTGGGGTTCCTGGAAGGCGCGACCTATGAGGACGGCAAGCCCGTCGCCATGATCGCGGCCATTCAGGAGTTCGGTGCCCCCAAGGCGGGCATCCCGCCGCGCCCCTATTTCCGCTCCATGATCGCGGAGAAGTCCGGCGAATGGGGCGACAAGGTGGGCAAGGTGCTGGTGGCGTCGGAATACGACGTGGACAAGGCCATGGGCCTGATGGGGCAGGGCATCTCGGGGCAACTGCGGACCTCCATCGTCAAGACCAACTCCCCGCCGCTCAGCGATGTGACCCTGCTGCTGCGCGAGCGGTTCGGCAACCGCCGCGACGAAATCACCGGCGCAGATGTAGCAGAGGCTCGCCGCGACGTGGCTGCCGGCGTGAAGCCCAGCGTCACCGGCACGCAGGCGAAGCCCCTGGTGTGGACCGGCCACCTCCTGAACAGCGTTGACTATGAGGTGCGGTCGTGAACCTGCATGCCATCGTCTATGGCGCCATCGGCACGGTGAACCCGCATGTCCGCGCCACGCTTCAGGCCAGCCAGAACTACACGACGCTGCCCGATGGCACTCAGGTGCCGAACTACGACGCGCCGCAGGACGTGATGGTGCAGGTGCAGGCGCTAGCCTTCGCGGACCTGAAGCAACTCGACGGCCTGAATATCACTGGCGACGCGCGCGTGATCTACCTTGCGGGCGACTGGCGTGGTGTCGTGCGGCCCGGCCAGAGCGGCGGTGATCTGCTGACCATCGGAACGGATCGCTTCCTCGTCACGCAGACGCTGGAACAGTGGGAAAATTGGACCAAGCTGGTTGCGGTGCTACAGGCGCCATGACGCCTCAGGAGAAAGCCGAGCATGTCAAGTCCGTAAAGGCGGCTTGGTATGCTGCGAACAGGGAAAAATCCCTGGCCGCCAATAAAGCTTGGCGGGAAGCCAATCGTGAGAGGAACGCCCTGCGCAAGGCGGAGACCAGGGCACGAAATAAGGCCGCCGAAAAAGCGACCGCTAAAGCTTACTACGATCAGAACCGAGAAGCCCGATTGGCGAAAGCGCGCGACTGGTACGCAAGGAACCGCGCAAGAGTGGCAGCACGACGCGCTGATTGGAACAGGGCCAACTCCCACCTTTGCGCGGCGAGTACCCGGAAGCGCGATGCTCAGAAGTTACGAGCAATGCCGGCCTGGGCAAACGAGAAGAAGATCGCCGAAATCTACGCTGAGGCAGTCGGCCAGTCACGCTTGACTGGCATCCCTCATCACGTTGATCACATTGTTCCGCTTCAAGGGAAAACGGTGTGTGGCCTCCATTGGGAAGGCAACCTGCGGGTGGTGACTGCGGCCGAAAACCTTAGCAAGCACAACAGGCTGGTCATCTGATGCCTACCGATATCAGCCTCACGGAAACGCAGATCCTTACGGTTCTGCGGTCTTTCCTGCTCGCCGTGCTGCCGCCTCGCACCGAGGTCGTGCGCGGCCAGACCAACCGCGTGCCTGAGCCCGCGGGCGAGAATTTCGTGGTCATGACGCCGATCCTGCGGGAGCGGCTGGCGACCAACCGGACCAATTACCACGACGCGGCCCTGACCGGCAGTGCAACGGGGCAGACCTTGACCGTCACCGCCGTGGAGTTCGGCGAGATCGTCATCGGCGCACCGCTTTTCGGGCCCGGCATCCGAGACGGCATCTATGTCGCATCGTTCGGCACCGGCACGGGCGGCGTCGGCACCTATGTGCTCAATGCCCCCATCATGCCGGTCACGGGGGCGCTCTACGCAGGCACGGGGCAGGCGATGCAGGCCACCCGTGTGACTGTGCAGATCGACGTGCACGGCCCCGAGAGCGCCGACAACGCGCAGCGCATCGCCACGTTGCTGCGCGATGAATACGCCTGCGATTTTTTCGCCGACCAGCGCGGCGATGTGGCCCCGCTCTATGCGAGCGAGCCACGCCAGGCGCCGTTTCTCAACGGCGAGAAGCAGATCGAAAGCCGCTGGACGCTCGATGCTGTCCTGCAAGCCAACCCCGTTGTCACCACGCCCCAGCGGTTCGCGGGCGAGGTGAGCATCGACTTGAACCCACTCCCGTAGGAGCCCCGCCGATATGGCCACCATCCCCGCAAGCGCGATCGTATCGGTCACGCCGCAGGTCGTCAGCGCCGGCGGTTCGGCCCTCGACCTGAACGGCCTGCTGCTGACCACCAGCACGCGCGTCCCCATCAACTCCGCGCTCTCCCTGTCGTCCCTGGCAGATGTGGAGAGCTATTTCGGCGCTTCCTCGACCGAGGCGACCGCAGCGGCGATCTATTTCAACGGCTTCGACAACAGCAATGTGAAGCCGGGCGCGCTGCTGTTCGCGCAGTATCCGACTGTCCCCGTCGCCGGCTACTTGCGGGGCGGGAACATTGGTGCGCTGGGCCTCGATGCCGTGAAGGCGCTGTCGGGCGTTCTGACCGTCAGCGTGGACGGGACGGCCAAGACTTCGAGCAGCATCAACCTCTCGGCCGCCACCAGCTTCAGCAATGTGGCCTCGCTGATCCAGGCGGCCTTCACGCTGCCGGGCTTCACGGTCACCTATGACAGCGTGTCGGGCGCACTCGTGTTCACCAGCAGCACCACGGGCACCAGCAGCACCATGAGCTATGCCAGCGGTACGCTCTCCGCCGGCCTGCTGCTCACCTCGGCAACGGGCGCGGTGACTTCCGCCGGTGCAGCGGCTGCGGTCCCTGGCGCCTTCATGTCGTCGGTCGTGGCGCTGACCCAGAATTGGGTTTCCTTCACCACCCTGTTCGACCCGGATGTCAGCGGCAATGCCAACAAGCTGGCATTCGCCGTGTGGACCAATGGGCGGGGCAACCGCTTCTGGTATGTGCCGTGGGACACGGACGTGACCCCCACGCAGTCCAGCGCGGCCACCGGCTCCCTGGGCTATCTGCTGGGCGCCAGCGACTACAGCGGTACGACCCCGGTCTATGCGCCTGACTATCGCCTGGCGGTGTTCTGCCTGGGCTATGCGGCGTCGCTCGATTTCGCGCAGACGAACGGCCGGGCGACGCTGGCGTTCAAGTCCCAGACGGGCATGAGCGCGACGGTGACGAACCAGACCGTGGCCGACAACCTGATCGCCAACGGTTACAGCTTCTACGGCGCCTATGCGACCG